GGATGACGCTGGAATTGTAACAATGCACCTGGGCCCCCCCCGATGTAATAACTCGGGATCAGGGTGGACACGGCTTTGTTGCATCCGCTGAATGGTCGCATTTGCATCAAAGTCGAATCAATGTCGCATGACAACGACCGGGACAGCCAACTACATTGGCTGCATGGGCAGGTATTGGTCGGCGGACGAGGATCGCATTCTAACCGAGACGCTGGATCAATCGGCAGCGGTAGTTGCTGAACGGCTCGGCCGAAAGCCTACAGCCGTCCAGGCCAGACGTATTGAACGTGGTTTGAAATCGCTACGCACTGGCGGATACTGGACCGACGAGCAGAAGCAGTCTTTAGCCGAGATGTGGGGGTGGTCGGTACAAGAGGCAGCTAAGCGTTTGGGACGCACTGAGGCTTCGGTGAAGAAGCAGCGTTCCCGTATGATTATGGCTGTATACAATGCGCGTTCCCGCACATGCGAGCATTGCGGCAAGCAGTTCGCAGTATCGGATACTGCTATTGCGGGTAGGTGGTGCTCTCGTACATGCCAATGGCAGGACAACCCAAACCAATACCCGCTAAGAAAACCCAGGCGGGTAACGCCAAGTGTTGTTATTTCTTGTCTAGTATGTAGACAAGAGTTTACAGCAACGCTGGGTAGAAAATACTGTTCTAATGTATGTTATTTGAAACGGAAAGAACGACCAACATCAACCAAGTTGTGCAAAGAATGTTCGGGCGAATATCAGGGAACCGAAAACCGAGTATTTTGCTCGGATGCATGCTCTAGTAAGCATGCAAGAAGGAAGTATAAGCGTGCTTACGGAAACAAGTATCGGCACCGTGCGCGCAAGGCTGGCGTATTGTACGAACCGATCAACATCCTCACCGTATTCGAGCGTGACGGATGGCGTTGCCAGATATGCGGAGTGAAAACCCCGAAGCGCCTGCGCGGCAAGAACGAGGACCGCTCGCCCGAGCTGGATCACCGGATACCGATCGCAATGGGTGGGGATCACACCTACGGGAACGTCCAGTGCGCGTGCCGGGCGTGCAATCTCAAGAAGTTGGACAGGAAGATCCTCGGGCAGCTTCCCCTATTTCCCGATTTAGGCAAGTCAACGCGTAGGGCGAGACGACGGAGGGACATCGCATAATGCCAGGCCGATCGACGGGCAGGAGGCCGAAGCCCACGCATTTGAAGCTGGTGACGGAGACATTGCGGGCAACGCGCGCCAACAAGGCCGAGGCGATGCCGGAGGCCGGCATACCCGATCCGCCGCCCGAGCTGAGCGCGGTTGCCAAGGTTGAATGGCTGGAGGTCAGCAAAAAGCTGAACGCCGCGGGCCTGCTCACCACGATTGACCGCGCTGCATTGGCCGCGTACTGCCAGGCATTCGGGCGCTGGGTTCAGGCTGAGCGGGTGCTGGCCGAGATGGCGGCGCGGGATCCGGAGACCGCCGGTCTGATGATCGAAACCACCAACGGCAACCTTGTTCAGAACCCGATGGTGGGCACTGCCAACACAGCAATGCGCGACATGATGCGTTACGCCGTCGAGTTCGGCATGACGCCTTCGGCGCGCTCGCGCGTAAGAGCAAACCAGCTTGCCACGCAAAAAGACCCCGCCGAGCAATTCTTCGGCTGACCCGGCGACGCGCTATGCGCTGGCCGTGGACAGCGGCGAGACGCTGGCGGGGCCGTTGGTGCGCGCGGCCTGCAAGCGGCACCTGGCAGACCTCGACAGCGCATCGACGCGCGGGTTGTTCTGGGACGCGGAGGCGGCGACCCGCATCGTCAATTTCTTCGCCACGGTCTTGCGTCTGCCGGACGGCAACCATGCCGGCGAGCCGTTCGTGCTGGAGCCGTGGCAGGCATTCGTGGCCGGCTCCCTGTTCGGCTGGCGTCGTGGCGAAGGCGGTCCGAGGCGCTTCCGCACCGCCTATGTCGAGACCGGCAAAGGATCGGGCAAGAGCCCGCTCGGCGCCGGCCTCGGGCTCTACATGCTGACCGCAGACGGCGAGTGGGGCGCGGAGTGCTATGCCGCTGCCGTCACGCGCGACCAGGCAAAGATACCGTTTCGCGATGCCGTACGCATGATGGAGGCAAGCCATGCACTATCGAAGCGATTGCAGAAATCCGGTGACCGCGACGTCTTCAATCTGGCTTACATCGACACCGGCAGTTTCTTCCGCCCCATTTCATCCGAGGGTCGCGGCCTCGACGGCAAGCGGGTTCACTTCGCGCTGATCGACGAGGTCCACGAGCACCCGACCGACGTCGTGGTCGAGAAGATCACCGCCGGCGTCAAAGGCCGCTCGCAGCCGCTGATCCTCGAAATCACCAACTCGGGCGTCGACCGCACAACGATCTGTTACCAGCACCACGAGTACAGCCAGCGCGTCATCACCGGCCAGGTGCCGGACGACGAGTGGTTCGCTTACATCTGCGCGCTCGACGAAGGCGACGAGCCGTTCGAGGACGAAAGCTGCTGGCGCAAGGCCAACCCGTCGCTCGGCCGCACTATCCAGCTCGACTATCTGCGCAAGCAGGTGCGCGAGGCAAAGGGGATGCCTGCCAAGCAGTCGCTCGTGCGGCGGCTCAATTTCTGCCAGTGGGTCGACGCCGCCAACCCGGCGATCGACGGCGATTTGTGGCGGGAATGCGAGGCCGAGTTCGACGAGGACGACCTCGCCGGGCTCGAATGCGTCGGCGGCCTCGACCTATCCGGCACGCGCGACCTCACAGCACTGGCGCGGCTCTACGAGCCCGACGCGCGGGACATTGTCCATGCAGTCGTCGAGTTCTGGACGCCTGGCGACACGCTGGAGGAGCGCTCGCGCCGCGACCGGGTGCCCTACGCGCTGTGGGCCGACGAGGGCCACGTTGTCGCGCCGTCGGGCCGAAATGTGGACTACCGCTGGGTGGCAAACCGGCTCGGCGAGATCCAGACCGAGCGCGGCCTGCGCCGCATCGCGTACGACCCGTACCGGATCAAGTACCTGGAGCGCGACCTCGATGAAAGCGGGGTCGAATTAGAGCTGATCCCGCACGGGCAGGGCTATTACAAATCGGCCGAGAGTGGCTTGTGGATGCCGCGCAGCGTCGAGGTGCTCGAGGATCTGATCGGCAAAGGCCGGCTGCGCGTGCGCCGCAACCCGGCACTGACCTACGCTGCGGCAAGCGCGATCCACGTAGCCGACGCCAAGGGCAACCGGGTGTATGACAAGCGGCGCAGCACCGGCAGGATCGACGGGCTTGTGGCGCTCGCGATGAGTGCCGGCGCGATGTTCGACGACACGGGCGTTGTACTCGACCTAGCGGCGATGGTCGCCTGACACCGCCGAAGTCACCCTACCGCTGTAGACCTACTCAACGCCCCCGAGAAACACTCGGGCGGGTGGAGTTCAACCATGTCTGTGATGATTCAACCCGGTGCCGGGAAGGCATCGGGCAGCATGAGTTTTGTGCTCAGCGACGAGCGCGTGAACCGCCACGGGGACGTAGTCGACACCGCGGGTTGGCAGTTGGATGGGTTCAGAGCGAACCCGATAGCGCTATTCAACCACGACAGGGACCGCATTGTCGGAAGCTGGGCGAACGTCCGGGTCGAGAACCGGGAGCTGCTAGGCGAGTTTCAGCCTGTGGCGCCCGGCACATCGCAGCTCGGCGACGAAGTGCGTCTCCTGGTCGAGCAGGACATATTGCGCGCCGCAAGCGTCGGGTTCCGTTTTCTCAAGTCCGAACCGCTTGATCCCGACAGGCCGCATCGCGGGCGGCGTTACACGAAACAAGAGTTGTTAGAGGTATCCCTGGTCAGTGTCCCCGCAAATTCCGGGGCATTGTCCAAGGCACGCTCGCTGCACGTCAGCGACGAAGTAATGGAACTCGTCTTCGGCAAGACCGCCGCTACAGAGCCGAGAACCATCTCACCCGGCAAGCAAGCCGCCACCCACCCTAAGCTGAAGGCTAGGGTCATGAATATCTCACAACAGATCGAAGACGTACAAACCAGGCTCAATGCGGCGCGCGATGCTCTGTTGGAGCACACGTCCGAACCCGACCACGACGCTGAGGAGGCCGACCGGCTGAACGGCGAGATCGAGTATCTGGAAAAGGATCTGGCATCGAAGCAGCGGACCGAGAAGAGCTTAGCGGTGCGGGCAATCAATGAGCCGCGCGACCCGCAGACGCAGACGCTTGCGGCCCGACGCCCGCTCGGCATCAGCGTCCCTGCCACGGCAAAGAGCGATTACCTGTGGCGCGCGGCGGCGGCCGGCTACGTCGCGAAGGTGCGCCACCAGAGCGTCGACGACGTATTGCGCGAGCGCTACGCGGTGGAGCGCTACAGCGACGCCGAGGCGACCAGGTGGGTGACGCACGCCGCGGTCTCGGGGGCATTGACGTCGGTGCCGGCGTGGGCTGGCGACTTGGTGCAGCAGGGCAATGCCGAGTGGCTCGCCAACCTGACCCCGTCGCCGGTGTTCACGCGTCTCTCCGCGCTCGGCACCAGGCTCATGTTTGGCCCGAACCAAGGCACAATTAAGATCCCGAGCCGGGCGACGACGCCGAGCATAACGGGTTCTTTCGTGGCCGAGGCAACTCCGATACCGGTGCGCCGCCTCGGCGTCACGAGCATCACGCTGATCCCGCACAAGATGGGTGTGATCTCGGTCTACAGCCGAGAGATGGCGGCGTACTCGAACCCCTCGATCGAGAGCATCATCCGGCAGGGCATCGAGGACGACACCACGATCACGATCGACACGTTGTTGCTCGACGCCACGGCCGAAAGTGCCACCCGCCCGGCCGGACTGCGCTTCGGCATCAGCTCAGCCGGCACTGCCAGCGTGGCGAAGGGCTATGCCGCCTTCCTGGCCGATATGGCACTGTTGTCGGGGCCGTTCTTCAACGTCAACGCCGGCCGCAGCCTGGCCCTGATCATGAACCCGCAGCAGCGCATGCAGATCGGGTTCGCGCCCGGCCCAGACGGCACCTTCGGATGGGCAACGCAGTTCACCGACCGCTTCACGATCATCGAGAGCACGACGGTCACGGCCGGGACGGTCATCATGGTGGATGCGGCAGACTTTGTGAGCGTGAGCGGCGCCCCGGAATTTGATATTTCCGAGCAGGCTACTTTGCATCTGGACGACACCGCGCCGCTGAACATCGGCGTTGCCGGTGCGCCGGCGACTGTTGCAGCCCCAACGCAGTCGATGTACCAGACGGCGCAGATCGCGATACGGATGCTCCTAAATGTAACTTGGGCAATGCGCCGCACGGGGATGGTGCAGTACTTGACTGGCGTAAATTGGGCGCCTGCGTAGCGACAACGTAAAGTACAAAGAGGTCGATAATGGAAACCACCAGAGAACCCGCGCGCACCGTGCCGCGGCAAGGAGATCCTGCGGCTCCGACGCGCGAGCGCGATGAGGCCGACAAGCAGATTGCTGAGCGGCTCGCCGCAGAGCCCGAGCCGCCGCAGCCGAGCCAGGATGAGGCTGACGAGATCAAGGAGCGGGCGCTGAACCCGGCGGCCGGCGAGCCGAAGGCAGAGGCGCCTCCTGCGGGCGAGACCGACGCACAGCGCCGCGAGCGTGAGCGCCGAGAGCGTGAACAGCAGCGCGCCGCTCAGGGCGAGCAGACCACCCGCTGATGCCGCTTCTCTCCCGGCTGCTGTCCTGGCGAGGCTCGGCAGCCGAGGGGAGGTATCGCCCTGGCCCGTGGCCGACCGGCGAAGGCGTCATCGCCGCGAGCTGGGGCCGCTACGTCAACTGGTGGCAGGCCGGCTACAACCCCGAGCCCTACAACGAGCGTTCGGCGATGGTCGAGGCATGCCAGTCGGCATATGCCGAAACGACGGCAATGCTGCCCGGCGATCACTGGCGCGGCCTTGCCAATGGCGGGCGGGAGCGGGTCACGACATCGGCGCTCTCGCGCATCCTGCGCCGCCCGAACGATTACCAGACGGCGAGCGATTTTTTCCTCAACCTCACCCGGCGGCTGTACGCATACGGCAACGCATACGCTTATGCCATCCGCAACAACCGCGCCGAGATCGTCGAACTCCACCTGATGCGCCAGGGGCAGTGTGCGCTCGCCGAAGACGGCAGCATCCATTACGCGCTGTCCGGCAACGAGATCATCGAAACGAGGCTCGACCTGTCGGAGCCCGTCCCGGCGCGCGACGTGCTGCACGTCAAGTTGCACACGCCGCGCCATCCGCTGCAGGGCGAAAGCCCGATCCTATCGGCCGCGCTAGATCTCGGTATGCACAACGTCGCGTTGAGACAGCAACTAACGTTTTTCTTGAATCAGGCGCGCTCCAGCTTCGTGCTCGCGACCGACAACCCGGTCAAGGACACGGATAATGAAACGCTGCGCGAAAAGATCATGAGCAGGATCAGCGGCATGAACGAGGGCATGCCGCTGATCCTGTCTAACGGGCTCAGGCCATACCCGATCAGCACCAGCGCAGTCGACGCCCAGCTCGCCGAGATGCTCAAGATGAGTGCCGCCAATATCGCGCTGGCTCATCGCATACCGCTCCAGGTGCTAGGGCTCGGCGAGAGCACGTATAGCAACGTCGAAATATTGAACCAGGCGTGGCTGGCATCCGGGCTTGGTTTCACCTTGAATCACATCGAGACGGCATTCGACGGCTTGTTCGGCCTGCGCGGCCCCCCCGAGGAATACACCGAACTGGACACAAGAGCGCTCTTACGGAGCGCTTACCGCGAGCGGATCGAGGGTCTGGCGCGAGGCGTGATCTCCGGCATCTACAGCCCGGATGAGGCGCGCAACAGCGAGGACTTGCCGAGCGTGCCGGGCGGCGTGGGGAAGGAACCGCGGGTGCAGCAGCAGGTGGTGCCGCTGTCCTACGGCTCGGACATGCAGCCGCCTCCGGTCAATTCAGGTCCGACGCCACCGCCGCCGGCAGATGGCAATCCCGACACTCAGGACAACCCCGATGATAGCGGCGACAGCCAGGATGCCGAGCGCTCGCTCGCTACGCTCCGCGCTGCGTACGACCGGGAGCGCCTCGTTGCCGCGTGACGATGTTCTGGCCGCCGAACTGGGCGCGATAGCCGGCCGGATGGTGCGCGAGAACGAGCTGCGCTTGGCTGCAATCGAGGCAAGCATGCGCGAGCAGATTGCTACACTGCAGGCACGGTACACCGAGGCCGAGCTTCGGCTCGCCAACGCCGAGCGGGCACATGCCGAAGCAATCACGACAATACAGGCACGGGTTGCAGACTTGCGCGACGGCAAGGACGGTGAACCTGGGCCGCCCGGTGCCGATTCTACGGTTCCTGGGCCGCCGGGTCCGCCCGGTAAGAGCCTTAACGGACAGCGCACCTACTCCGACAAGGAGACATACGGGGCACTCGATGTCGTCGGATTGGATGGGAGCACCTTCTTCGCGCTGCGAGACGACCCGGGGCCGTGTCCCGGCGATGGTTGGCAATCTCTGTCGTTGCGCGGACGGGCCGGGCCGCCCGGCCCCCGTGGCGAGAAGGGCGAACGGGGTGCGGTTGGACCTGCGGGACAGCCGGCGCCACGGATGGTTAAGGCAACGATTGACGCTGACCTGGTGCAAACTTTCCTCTTCGAGGACGGCAGCGTCATGACGTGTGACTTTTATCAGCCGTTCTCGCAGCCGCGATGAGGACCGAGTACCGCATCAGCCGCACCGTCGTCCCGGCCGGGAGCCTGGCATTGGTCACGGTGGAGCAGGCCAAGGCAACGCTCGGCATCGATGCGGCCGACACCAGCCAGGACACCGCATTGGCGGCGCTGATCGACCATGTGAGTGCCGCGATCCACCGTTACATCGACCGCATCCTCGTGCAGCAGGGCTACCGCGACCAGTTCCGCTATGTCGCCAATTGGATGTTCGTCGGCGAGCCGCTGGCGCTGTGGCAATACCCTGTGGCGCTCAACGAGGACGGTGCTGCTGTCGCCGCCATCGTGCAGGACGGCAACACGGTCGACGCCGCGCTGTACGAAGCGAACGACGAGCGCGGACTGTTGTATTCGATCGACGCGTCCGGCGCCTACGCATGGACCGGGTTGCTGATAACGGTCGATTACACCGCCGGATACGACCCGATACCCGACGACGTGCAGGCTGCTGCGCTCGATTGGTTGACAGCTCGGTGGCACAGCGAAGGCCGCGACCCGAGCCTGCGCAGCGAGACGGTACCCGACCTCCTGGCGCAGACCTATGCCGGGGTCGACCCGATGGCGGCGACGGGCATACCCGGTACGGCACGCGACCTGCTCGCGCCGTACATGCGGCCGGCTCTGTGACCCCCGAGACGATGATCGCCCGCCTCGATGCGGCGATTGCCGGCTACGGCCAGGCCGTGACGCTGCAGCGCACCACCGTGGACAGCGCCTCGGGCGAGGTGACGGTCGGCGAGACGCTCGTGTGCCCGGCAATGGTGCGCGCATCGGGGCCGCAGGATCTGCAGGCGGGCGAGGTGCTGTCGATCCGCATTGTGGTGTCGCCCACCGGGCTCGGCTCCTGGGGAATCCCGTCGCGCGACGACCGCATCGTGATCGACGGCGACGAAAGCAACCTCGAGCAGGTTATCCCGATCTACTGGGGGGGCCGGCTCGTACGGGTGAATCTCCTGGCCAGGGGATGACGCCATTTGGCTGACCCGCGCGAGGCGATCCTCAACCGCCTGGTCGCGGTGTGCGCTGCCGTAACCGGCATTCAGGCGGCTGTGCGCAACCGACTTGACGCCGCCGCACTGCGCCGGCCGGCGGCCATTGTGCATGACGGCGCCGAGCAGCTCCTCGACGCGCCGCAGGGCGAGCGGCGATCGCGGCTGCAACGCATGGAGCTGTCGCCCGGCGTGACGGTCGTGATCCGCGGCGACGACGGCGCCGAGGCGGGCGCGCTGATGACGCTGTACCGCTCGCGCATCGTCTTCGCGATCCTGAACGACGCCGAGCTGCAGGGTCTCGTCGGGACCAACGGCGGGATGCGCTACGAGAGTGCCACCGTGGCGCTGCCTGACGCCGAGGCTCGCGAGTACCGCATCACGGTCGAGCTTGTCTTCACGTACCCCTTCTATCTCTCCGATCTGGGAGCTTGAGTCATGGCTGCATCGACACTGAGCATCGGCACCGCACCACAACAACGAGGAACCCTGATCTTCACCGGGGCCAACGACATCGGGCCGCAACTCGTCATGACGCTGACCCTCGTCCAGTTCTCCCCATCGGGGAGCATCAACATGATCGGCGACGAGTACGGCATTCTTGAGTTGACCGGCGAGGCGCTGGCCGACGAGGACGGCTCGTTTGGTACGATCGTGCATCCCGACGACGCCGCCACGACGCCGGACGTCGGCAATTACTATGTCGGCACAGGCGTCGTGACCTGGACGCCGGAGGCGACGACCGCCGTACCTACGCCGACGGCGCTCAATCTCGGCAACTGCAATGCGTTCGAGTTCACCCAGGAATACGCGACACTCGATCATTTCAACCGGATGGGCGGCACCAGGTACAAGGACTATAAGCCGGTGACGGAGAAATCCGCCAACGTGCGGATCGAACTCGACGAGTGGACGGCAGCGAACCTGCGCATCGCGATGTTCGCGGACACCGCCGGCGCGATCGGAACGGCACGGGTGAGGCGCCCGGCGCCGGCACGGGCAGCCTGATGCCCTCGCTCCTCGATATTGCACCGCCCGATATCGGCGCCAAGGAGGTGGAGATTCGCGGCGTCACGCTGCGGGTGCGCGGCATCGCCGCGGTCGATTGGGCGGCGCTCTACGGCCGTTTCCCCGAGCTGCGTATCATGGTAGGCGGCGGCAGCGAAGACATCGATCGGATCAGGGCGATGGCAGCGCAGAGCGCTCTGATCGCCGCCGGCACCGGGAAGCCGGGTGACGCCGATGTGGAGCGCGCGGCTATGACCAATCTTTCCGCAGACGAGCGCCAATCGCTGATCGAGGACATTATTCGCCTTTCGCTGCCCGGGGACGTGTTCAGCCCTTTACTCGACGCCGGCCTGCCAAACGGCCACGACATCAGGCATGGCGAGGCACCGGCTACGAACTTGCCGAGGCTATAGAGAGCTTGATCGCGGCCGGTCATCCCCCCGCCGCGGTGTGGCAATACACGCCGCGCCAGATGCAGGCGTACCTTTTCATCGCAGGCAGGCGCCGGCAACGCGAGCAAAAGGAATTGCTCGCTCTGTATGCCATGGCGACGCGGGGCGAAGGGAAGGCGATCCAGAAAGCGCTGCGCGACGATGGCTGAATTGGGCTTGCGCTACGATTACGAGGCCGCCCTGGCCGAGATGAAGGCCGGCGCCGTGACCGCCCAGCAGCGCATGGCCAAGGCCGCGACCGGCGCGATGCGCGACCTCGCCAAGCTGATCCAGACACGGGGCCGGGCCGAGATCGCGTCGGGCGGGTTCGGCAAGCGCTGGCAAACCGCTTTCTTCGTGCGCGCCAAGCCGCGCGTCGGGTGGAGCCTTAAGCCGACGATGCGCGGCTACCTGAAGGGCAGCCTGCCCCAGATCATGAACATCTTCGAACGCGGCGGCACAATTCACCCGAAGGGCACGTGGATGTGGGTGCCGCTGCCGTCGGCGCCGCAGAAGATCGGCAGAAAGCGGATGACGCCGAAGATTTACAACGCACAGATCGGACCGCTTCAGTTTGTGCATCCGCCGGGCAAGGCGCCGTTGCTGCTAGGCCAAGTGACAGGTAATGCGGCAGGAAAACTAACGGCCGGACGGCTTAGGACAGGGGCGTTACACGCGGCAGTCCGAGGTGGCCGGGCATCATTCGCCAAGGGCCGCGGCAAAGGTCGTCGCACCGTGAGCGTGCCGATCTTCGTCGGCATCAAGACCGCCAAGGTCGCCGACCGGCTCGACGTCGACCGGGTGTACCGCGAGGCGGCCAGGGAACTGCCGCGGCTCTACCTCGACCGCATGCGGAAACAGGCTTCCTGATGGCACAGGGCGGCTCCGGCGGCATCCGGCAATTCATCGGGCTCACCGGCGAAGCAGAGGTCAAGAAGGCGTTCCAATCGCTCGGCCAGGTCGGCGAGAAAGCCTTCCGGCAACTATCGAACGCAGCGACCACCACTACAAAAACCTTTAATAGTACAGCCGCGGCCTCTCACAAAGTCGAGCTGGGCATATTCAAGCTCGCCGGCGAATTAACCCAGACCACCCAAAAAATGCAATACCTCAGCGAGGCGGCAGGCTCGCTGACTGCTGGTCTGACGGCGTTGCTGGGGCTTGAGGGCGCTCGCAAGCTGTTCGAGGGGATATCCGCCCTAATCGACCCGATGAACGAACTGCGGAAAACCTCCGCAGCGCTGAAAATAGATCCGAGCGTCATCAAAGGGTACGGCGAGGCGTTGGCAAACGCCGGGTTGCAAAGCTCGGGCGCGGCGGGGTCATTGAGCAGTTTTGCGGACGTCGTGGCGAGCGCGCAGAAGAGCGTAAAAACCCTTAACAACAACATGTTCCCGACCATCGACGTGATGAGGGGGTCCGAGGGTGCCGCGACCAGCGCCGCGGGCGGCATGAATGTGATGCGCGGCGCTGTCAGTTCACTCACAACCAGCGTCCAGGTGATGCGGGGCAGCGTGATCGACGGGCTCAACAGCACCGGCGACGCATTCGAGCGGCTCGGGATCAAGGTTGCGAATAAGGGGATCGTGCAACTTCTCCAGGAGACCGCGCAGCGCGTTACTCAGTTGGGAGACAATCTCCGCGCGGTCGATCTCCGCGAGTTGATGGGGATCTTCAAGATAGACGACGCCGAAGCCTTTTTGAGGTTGATGAAGCAAATCAACGACGAAAGCATCAAGGCACGCGCCGCCAAACCCGGAAACCTTGGCCCGACACCAGAGGAGGACGCGCAGCTTAAGGCTTACAATGCGACCGTCGCCAATCTCGGCAACGAATGGACCCGCACCAAGGAATTGATGGGCGCCGCGCTGCTCCCGCTCATCTCGTTAGAGACACGCGGAGCCGGTAACCTCGTCAAGGGCCTGACGGTCGAACTGGGCCGTATCAAGGACGGTTTTGTCGCGCTGGGGCCGGCAGCCAACGAGGCGTTTAACAACATTGCCGTTCAGATGAAGGGGTTCGGCGAGAGAACCGGGATCACGGCGTTCTTCGCGAAACTGTGGACCGATTTCACGGCGCAGGGAAATAAGGCATTCGTCGACCTGACCCCGACGTGGGACTGGCTCGTCGGTTACTTCAAGGGCGGCATGGACGACCCGTGGCAGACGTTCCAGGACGCGGCCGAGGGCACCTTCAACCGCATCATGGCTGCGTGGGACACCGTGACGAAGTACCTTGCCGACGCGGCAAAGACCGCATGGGATGCGGCAAAACCGTTCCTGTCGGCGCCGGGCGGCGTGCTTCCAGCACCCGGCCTTGCCGCGGGCGGCATGGTGCGCGGCCCCGGCGGCATCGACAAGATTCCGGCGCGGCTCACCCGCGACGAGTTCGTGATGCGAACCGCCGCGGTGCGTCACTGGGGCGTCGATTTTATGGCGGCCATCAACAATTTGCGCAACCCGCTCGGGTTTGCCGAGGGCGGCCTGGTGGGCCTCGGCGCATCGCTGATGCCGGCATCCGGGGCACGCTTTGCCGAGGGCGGATTGGCTGCGACAGAAGCCGGCACGCCGGTGCATCTTCACTTCCCGAGCGGCGGCCAGGTGCAATTGCACGGCGACAAGGCCGTGGTGCGCAGCTTGCTGCGCGAGGCGCGACGGGCCGGCATGGTGTCGGCCGGGCGGTCAATGGCTGTGGCATAGTGGCCGAGACACTCCTCGTCCTGAGCGGCAACGGCGTTGCGCCCTACTCGGCGCGCGGTCTTACCGAGACGCTGGCGCCGATCGCCGCGACCGTAGTTCCGGTGCGGACGGTGAATGGCGACCTGATCAACATGGCGCCGCCTCAGATGCGGAAATATGCGCTGACGCTTTCCTGCACTGACGTGAACCCGCCGGCACTCTCGGGCGTGTGGCCCGGCGCGGTGCTTACCGTGTGGTGCGTGTCCGAGCTTGGCTTTGATACGATGACCGGGGCGGCCGAGCGGCCCATCGTGCCCGACAGCAGCCGCATGGAGGGGCCGATCACCTATTACCGCCCGGCGCTCGACGTGATGGTCGTCGGGCCGTGGACCCAGGAAACCGACGAGTACGGCGCCGCAGTGACGTGGAATTTGCCGATGGAGGAAATCTAGCCGGTGCCGGGGCCGTTTTTCCTGGCATACGTCGCAGTGCCCGAACCTTTCGATCCGCTGATGCACGCCGTCGAAGACGAGCAGGTTGTCGCGCTGATCATCCATCAGGACGAGGGCGACTTCGCTTCGCTCCAGATCACGGTGCGTAACCCCGGTGGATTGCTGGCGCCGGGCCGCCGTTCCTGGTGCTGGCTGTCATGGGATGACGGTGGCGAGATCGTGCCGTTGTTTACTGGCCGTATCGTTGCCGTGCCGGAGCAGCTCGACGGCGAGACGGTGCGGCTCCTGTTCATGGCCAGGCCGCCGAACTACGACAGCTTAAAGAGCGATTATGCCGCCACGCTAAAAATTCTGCCGTACTTCGACCCGGTCTGGTACCTCGGTGATTTGGATGATGCCGACGCAGTGTTCGACGCTTACGGCGCACAGTTGCATATCGACCGGGTGACATTGGAGCTGACGCACTCGGACGAGTGCGAGGGCGAGGACGGCGAGCTACTGATCGGCGAGGCGGATCACACCTACGATAATTTCGATCTGTCTTACACCGATCCGCCGCTGAGCCAGGTCGATATCGAGGGCACGCTGAGGTGGACGCAGAGCGGCACCGGGACGATCGATTTAACAAAGAGGATCACCCAGGAATTTAAGGCGCAGGGTACAATATACGCCTATGTCGATTCCTATACCGGGCTTATCACCACCCTGACCGGCGACGGGCTGATGACCTCGTGGCCGAAGGGCGGAACCACGTTTGGCGGCGGGTGGACCGTCTCGAATGATACCAGCATCGGTGATGCGTCGGGCAGCTTTACGCGGTATGAGCTGACCAGGCGGTACCGCGGCATCCGGGGCGACTACCCCGAGGGGGACGAGGATCGCTCGGTGTCGGCCTATTACTTCAGGTCGCATCAGGACTACGAGGTTACTTACGAGGTCTATGCGTTTGAACAGCACACGCTATTCGACTGGGAGGCAGAAAAGAGACGCACCGAGACGATAAAACTCTCGATGTTCGCCGACATACAAAACGTGCTCGCCGAGCCGGGAGACGAAGCAAACATCGAGAAGCTCACCATATCGGCCGATGCCACGGTCACCGAGCCGGATGATGACGGCGTCATGCCGATAGGCGACAAGCGCCGCCGGGCATACCTGCCGACCGACCGCGGCAATGACAGCGTGCAATATCTCCTGCTGCTGGGCCGGGCCATGCTGCGGCGGCGAGCCCGGGCGGTCGAGATCCGCGTTCGGGTGCCGTGGGAGATCGGTGTCGGCGCTACGCTGCGAATGAATGCGCGGGTCAGCGATCGACGCCTGCCGGGCGGCGAGGCGTCTGGCAAGATCATCGGGTATGAGCTGAGCGCGGCCGGCACTGGCGAGTTCTGGGCCGAGATCACGATCGGGTGCTCCGTGGGTCTCGGCGGCGGTGTCCTGGCAGCTCCGGGCGAGCCAACCTGGGTAAACGACGGTTATGTCTTCGGCGGCTACCAGATCGCGGCCGGCGCGGGCGTCACGGTGCTCACGGGCGATATCGTCTATGAGACGCTGGACGATTTCACGGTCGATGACGACGGCGTGGATTTGCTGTCGCTGGATGAGACGACTTCCGTGCAAAGCCTGACGGTGACCAACGGCCTCGGGCCGCAAGTCCTCGGAGTGAGCGACAGCGACGACCCCGCCATCTCGCTGAAGGACGCGCCGACGGAGGTCTGCGTCCAACTCGTGCCGCTCACCGATTTGGAATTTGAAACGATCTTCACGCCGACCGTCGAGGTCGTGCCACTGCCGAAGACCATCGACTTGGAGGCGGCTTAGATGTCACTCGGCGGCGTGGTCGTCTACTGGCCGAAGAAAGAGATCACGAAATACCGCACCGAGCGCATCGTCAAGAGCGAGCCGGAGGACAAATCAGAGCAGAACCCCGGCTTATTATGCTGGGGCACTACGGGAACGCTGCCGGCGCCGGTTCCGCTCACCACCGGGTTCGAGGTCGCCAAGACGGAACATAAAGAGGAGTGGCGCGAAACCGAGCCTGTGCGGATCGAGAACCCTGACGACCCGAGCCAGTATGTCATGGCCGCACGGACAAAACAGATGTGGTTTGAAGTCAAGGAGGTTAACCCGAAATTTATTACAAACAATAACACCAGTACCGGCGGTGAGAAGCAGCCTGCCGATTTAGGGGGCGA